GTTAAGCCGCTGCGCGATTCAAACCGCACAACTTCTGAGCCTGTTCTTTTCTCCTGGGCCGCTACATTGAACTTATAAGGAAGGTGACGCCGCTGGCCTAACCAAACCTCGCTGATTTTGGGGGTTCCATCTGTGCCGGTGATGTTGATTCTCACATAAGGCGTGGTTGTCCAGCTCTTGGCCGTTGATGTGTCACTCAATACAAGAGAAACGAGTCTCTTATTGCTTGAGCCAGGCGACCAGGTTGAGAGGTCAGTCACGCTTCCAAAAGTTGCGTCGGTAGCTTTTTGAAACTTTACAGTCAGACCACCAATTGTCCCGAAGTTGTGCCCCCCTATCATAATCATATCAAAGGGCTCATGGGTTCCCAGGTTCATAGAAAGATTCCATGTTGCCCCGGTAGTATCTGGCCTAGTGTCCACATTGAGAAAACGGTCCCAAGCATTTGAGGCGGGAAAGCTCGTATGCGTATCGCTGGTATCTGTCAGATCATTAGTAGGTAACCACTTGATGTTAGAAGTGCTGGGAGAAGAGTCTTCTAAGATGTTTCTCCCTACAAGAATCGGCTTATCCGCAGTGACTAGAGCAAGCTGAGCCGTTGATAAATTTGAGCCGCCCATTAGACCATTATCCCTTTTCTCTTCAATCTACTTAGAGAAGGCAGTAGTCGATCCTTGATCCATTTATCTTGTTCTGCTGGTGTTCTCGAAACAATTGAGGAATCGTTGAAATTAATTGTGACTCCTCCACCGCCTTGAGCACGGACAATGCCCCCGCTTGAAAAGCCCTGTTCGCCCCTCGGGGATTGCTTCGCAACCGCTAAAAGTTTCTTTGTTATGTCTTTGGGTATGATAAGCTCTCCGGGAGTGAGTAAACTTGGGACCACATCAGAATCCCCAACTCCCGGCACAATTCCGCCCCTATTAAATTTAGCTGATTTAGGAACATCTTCTTTCATCGCTAAAACCATGGCTGACATTGCAACGGCCGCAGCGGCGGCAAGATAAGGACCAGCACCGGGGATCCAGGATTGAGAGGCAGCAGCCCCCGAGGAGGCGACCGCAGCATTTGCACCAATCTGGGCAATAGCCGCCTGAACAACTGCGTTCATTGTGCTCACGACAACATCCATTATCTTGTCACCCATCTCATCAGCAGCAGCACCCCCGCTTGCAAAAGCGCCGACCACTGAGGTTCCAATCGTACCAGCGGCGGAAGCCCAGGCCGCGTGAGAATTGGTTGCCGCTGTCGTGGTTTTCTCGCCGACCTTCTCCGCCGCTTTTTCAGTTTCTTCAAGAGTCACATTTAGACCTTTTGTGCCCTCTGCCAAACCATCGACGGCTGTCTTTGCAACCTCCCCGATTCCCTTCTTGAACTTGGTGCTGATTCTGTCAACGCTTGCTTCAAGCTTGGCCTGTTCATCAATAAGAGAGCTGATGTTATTTTCTGCATCGTTCGCGGTGTCTTTAAAGACAATCCCCATTGACTTCACAGCACCCGAAGCCCTCGCCAATTTTCCAGCTAGCCCCATTTGTCCCACGGCCGCAGCCACATCAGCCATTGCTTTAAGGGCCTTAGCACCACCGCTAATGATGGCAGCCATCGCCGTATTCACCGCAGTGACCAAAGTATTCCAGATTAGCATCCAGCCGTTCGTGGCCCTACTTAGGAAGATAATCGCCTTGGAGATCCCGGTTGTGAGGATTTGGGCAAAGCTTTTAAGAAAGTTAAGAATCCCCGCCGCCAGCATTTTCTGATTCTCAACAAGCCAGAGCCTGGTGTTCTTTATCACGGGCCCTAGGGCCTTAGTTGCTTGACTAAAAGCACTCACAAGGACATCCCCAACCCTAGCAGCGAGGGAGCCCACCAGGTTTCTTGCTTCCTTGAATTGCTTGATTAGTGGATCATTCTCTTTTCGATATTGCATTGACATCTCGGAAGCCAGCACCATCATATCCTTGAACTTCTTGACGATTTCAACGGCCTGATTCACGGCGATAGCTGCAAACCCTAATGACTTCAAAGCAGCGGCTCCACTAGTGCCGAGAGTTCTCACTGCTTTGCTAGAGTGCCCAGCCGCATCACCAACCCCTTTGATTGCTTTGCTTGCCTTGTCTTTGGCTGTAAGGATAATCCCGTATTTTTTATCAGCCATCCTTAGCCCCTTTTACGTTTTTTCGTTGTTCTTTTTCTCAAGCTCATTCTTTTCACCTTCACAAATTTCAAAGGCTTCAAGAACCACTGAAGGCTGCGACATAATATCTGAACCGCCCCAAGGAAGAATTTTAAGAGAGCGCCAATTGAGCCACCAAGAAAGAATTTCCCACGTTTCGCTTTTAATCTGCGACCACGGACAGCGGCGTAGTGAATGGTCGAAGGCAAAGCCGAGATTAGAGGTCGGTTTACCGTCGCAACCCCTCGCCTTTCTCTTTGAATCGCCATGCTCCCAACCTTCCCCTTTGCATTTGGAACAGCCCCAATTAAAGGAGGGGTCGCCACTAAGCACAAACTTAGCAGCGAGAATTAGTTTTTTCTTTGACCTGCCTTTAGCTTTGAAATGCTCGATAGAGCCTCATAGACCTCATCAACCAATGCAGTCTCACCGCGCTCAAAAAGTTCTTCACCGTTTAAGATTGGCTCGCCTTTTATGTCTTCGTAGTTCTCAATATTCACAACCCGCTCAGTGATAATTCTCTTAACAACAGCTTCAGCTTTACGCATCGCTTGTGGCGAGGATGGCTTAGTCCCGACCATCGCCCTTTGGTATGCCCTAACCTCTTCACCTGTCATTGGCAGCAAGTCACAGCTAACTTGATTCCCTTCTTCAAGTTCTCGATTATCTCCCAGCTCTGGAATGTAAAGAATGATATCTTCCTCGTTGTACATAATAGCCCCCGGCCTTAAATGTTATGAAAATGTAATTGTTAGCTCATCATTAGATGCGGCGTCTTGAGCAAGTGCTCTGAATGGTAAATCAATAATAACTTCTTCGGACTCTGGAACGTTTAAAGCTGAGAATTCAAACTCAACTTGATCAAGGTCAATGGTGCAGACATTACCCGTGCCGCTACCGCTCACGATTTGTAAATCCCTCGTACTAAACCCTTTGCGCTTTCCGATTTCGAGCGCTTGGTCCTTTGCACATCTCACGCTCAAGCTGCCTGTGACATCTCGAAAGCCTGGGATGAAATCCGTAACCGTTGAAGCAAAAGCCTCATCAGAAATTGCCTTGATGTTGTTAACAAGTGACAACTCAAAAGAAACGATTTCTAACCCACTGTTCCCGGCCAAAGTCACCGAGCCGGTGATCCCTGGGCTTGGGGATCCGGCGGTTACTGGGCTCGCGGGAGTAAAAGGAACGACCGCATCGCCGTCAGACCAGCTTGAAGCAGATTCCAGCGTGATGGCTGTTCCATTCTTTGCCGTAACTTTGATGTTGTCGGCACTGGACCCAACTTTGATAACTGAACCTACTTCGATGGCATCAGCATCATCGACAACCAAAGCAGTCGTGGAGGACCCGGCCCCGTCGGCGGTTGTTGTGCTTGTATGAATATGAGTTGAAGCCCCACCGCTGAAAGATACCTTGGGGTCATCGCCGCCACTCATCGAAATGGTCATGGTGTCAACATAAGCACCCGACACCGCCTCCATTACGACGTTGTTCATTTCTTGAACCAGTGACAACGAATCCAAGGCTTGCCCCGAGGTTAAGCTGAAAACTTGGCTAGAGCTGGCACCCATTGCGGCCTTAAACAGAGGCGCAAGATCGGGATCAGTTGAACCGGAGCCCGAGGGAATGAGATAGGAATCAACTGACCAAGAGACTTCTTTCCTTCCGGTGATTCGCTCATAGTGCGCCCGCACCGCTCTCGAATCCATTCTGTTTTTGCGCTCTTGTTTAAAGTCAAAAGAGCAGTTCAGGACCTTGGCCGCGTCATCTGCTGCCGCGGGTTTAACGAATGTTCCATAGGTTGTTTCTGCTTTACAGAAGAAGTTCCTATTTCTTCCTAATGCGTGGTCTTGAGTGCTTCCCATTTATTCAGTCTCCTCTTGCGATTCTTTTTTCGATTCTTTTTTTGGTGCTTTTTTTACGGGCTCAAAGTCACCGCGCTTTGCTAAAGCCTCGGTTCCTTTAATCACCTCGCCGTGCTTTAACCCACGACCTCCGATTTTCAGGTTTCCATCTTCGCCTATATATTTTAATTTCATGAACTCCCTACCCCTCTGAAGTATGCAACGTTGGTTGTGATCACCATAGAGCCGTCACCGTCACCATCAGGAGCGCCCTCGTCCGTTTCAACCGATGTAATGGTTGTCGATATTGCGTTGTTATCTCTTGTCGTATCAGCATTGAGAGCGGCTATCACGTCATCAAGTAGATCGTTCAACTTGCTTGCTCTATCGTCTTGAGTTGTTCCTGCGACGTGCCCAATGACAAGGAGAGTCAGCACAACTCGGATATTGCTGTATTCAAAGCTTAGGCTTTCTCTTTGTGGGACGATACCTAACCAAGGCTTTTGGCCTGGCTTCACAGTTGCCCATGATTTCCCCAAGGCCTCCACCGTGTCTATGGTAGTTTTGTAGCCGTTGCCGGTTGTTATCGTTTCAAGAACTGTTTTAATATTTTGGAGAACGAGCCGCCTGGTAGGGGTAGCCATTAGAACCCACCCTTCTCGAATACAAGGCCCACGTTTTTATCAAAAGCCTTCTCCACATCCTTATCGAAGGAAGAGAGTGCCTTGTCTAAATACCTGAGACCTGGGATTTTCACTTTTTTCTTCAAGATGAAGACAGGTTTTTCTCTGCCATTTTCAAATAGATACGCGGTCCCGCTTGGGTCGTGGCTACTTAATGCAAAGTGTAATTTGCCCTTTGGGAAATCTCTTGGCCATCGGATGCCAACATAACTTTTGGCATCTCTATGAGGGTAGGCCATCCACTTAAGCGGGGCGTTTGGTGTGAGTGTGTCGCCCTCATCTTGTACCTTCGCATAGATTAAATCACTAAAAACACCGAAAGCAACTTCTTCGCCCGTATCCAACAGCTCCGGCTCATAGCTATCAGCAAGGCCACCTTTTGGATTCTTGGCTAAACTGTAGATTGCTTCAACAATTGACTCGGTGAGAAAATGGGCGCTTTGCTCCATTGCTTTTAGTACACCCTCTTCAGGCATTCTCTCGGCAATGTCATCAAGAATTTCCCCTAGTAACGGGGTTTCTTCGATAACGTCAAAATCACCAGCCATCTAATCAACACCAATCCCCATTTGAGCCGCCGCTACTGTTCACGCGGTCATTCATCCCAACTGTAAACGTGGGCTTTTCAAAATCGGAATCGTCGTTTAGCGTATCGTTGTCGCTCTTCGATATGCCGCCAACCTTAACCCGAGTTTCCCCGCCAGATTCCTTAACAAGATTTGCGAGAATGTCTTTATAATGCTGCGTCTTTTGAGACCGAGAGCCAGACATACCTGCCGC